GAGCACCGGGCCTCACCTTCACTTCGGGATGCGGAAAGACAATCGCTCCGTTGATCCAAAGCAATTCTTCTACAAAGACTATTCAGGAGTTTAGGCCATGCCGAGTGGGGTTCGCTTTGCGCTCGAGCGCGCGATAAAATCGACAACAACAAAAGCAGCCTCGACGGGGTCCAAGGGTCCGTCCAGCTTCTTCGGAAAGAAAAAGAAATCTCCCAAGATCCAGACCAAGCTCGTCAAGATTTACCCATCCCGCACGCTTGGCGGGGAGGTCAAGGGATACCGGGACAGCGAAGGCCGCACATATGAGCCTGTAACGTGGAATGAACGTTCTGGAACGTGGCAGTTGTCCGACAGCCGCATGCACATGCGCCGCGATGATGGTGTGATCTTCAAGCTCCGCAAGGATGGGCAATATCAGATTGTCATTCCCAAGCAGCCGCGTCGCAAGAAGCCGCGTCGTCGTTAGAGGGTAGGGTAGATGCCGTACAGACCGACCGACGACAGTAGGTCAGATCAGGTCAAGATTTGGTTCCAGAACCACCCTGAGCTTGCCAAGCAATTCGCCGACAAGGGGTTCAGGGAGAAGGTCGCTGCTGATCTGAACGCATCGGGTCTGGATGTAACGGCAGACGATCTTCTTAATCCGGAAGTTCTGGCAGAACTTGGATCTTACTCCGAGCTGGAAAAATACTTCCCGTTTGTTCAGGACAGTATCGCGGACAAGAAGAAAGCCTATTACGACGAAAATCCGGATCAGGACCCGCAGTCAACAACGTCCAAGGTTCTGGAATTCCTTGGGCTTGACGAGCCGTACTACAACGACAGCCGTTCCTACGACTATGGCGAGAAGAAGTGGGATGAAAGCGTCAAGTCTGGAAACCCTGACATGTCGTGGTTTCTTCCTGCCATCACCGAGGGCGGGCAGCAAGTCCTTGATGGGTCAATGCCGGACACTTACGGAAATGAAGACCCGAGGACAGTAGGCGAAAAGGTCTCTGGAGGACTTCTTGGATTCTTGAATTTTCCGTTATTGGGTATGGAAGAAGAGGCTGCGGCTGGATTCGGCACCCTTGTGGACGGAGGGCCATATGAGAAAAATCTTGAAAAAACAAGACGCATAAAACAACTGCACGCTGAACATACGCCAGTCTGGTCACAGGCTCCGGAGATCTTGGCAAGCCTTCCGCTTTCAGCGCCTCTTCTTTCAGGGGGCATCGCTACAGCAGAGAAGGGCATTGAGGGGATTCGCAAGATGTTCGGCTTGGCATCCAAGGCCAAGACAGCCACGGGCGCGGCCATTCAGGAGGCCGCGGCGGCTGTACCTGCCACGGCTGCAGAAATCTCCGCCTATCAGCTTGGCGAGGCGGATGGCGATCTTGAAGACCGCATGAAGCAATACGATCCAGAGATGACAAAGAACATGATGCTGTTTCCGGCTGTGATGGGAGCGGGCGGAGGGGTCAGAGGGGCTATTTCAGACATGAGTGCAGTTGGAAAGAAAGTCGGCAAGTACGCGAGCGGCAAGTGGGATCAGTTCTGGTCCAAGCCCGCAGAGACAACGGGTGCAAAGGCTATGCCCCGCAAGCCCCCAGAGCCATGGGAAAACCCCCGCCCTCCCAAGAAACCCCGCAAGCCCTTTGATCTTCCAAAGGGAACGACACCCAAGACAGCATCGGTACGCGATGACATTGAAGATGCCATCGTAAACGCTCCAAAGCGCAGGAAGTAAGACATGGCCAAAAAGCAGGAAGGCAGCCGCGATGTTTTTGAGGTGGCGGCAGATGATGTCACCGGCACTGGTCCATACCCCCACAAGCGCAAGAGGCTCCCAAAAGAGCAGGAAGAAAATTTGGCCGAGGCTTTGGCTACATTTGTACCAATTGCGGGCGGGGCCATCCTTGGACGAGCAGCAGGTCGTCGCATTGGAAAATGGGCGACACGAGATGGAGTCACTACTGACTTGGCGAAGGCGTCTCTCGGCACGTCTGGAATGATTCTGGGCGGGCTCGCTGGGGCATCGCTTGTGCCTCGTAAGGACCAATCCAAGAAGCGCAGGAAGTAAATGCTCCAGGTTCGAGGCAGGCAGGTCAGTCGCGGTCCCGCAGCCGTAGAGCGACCCTTGCCGCCTCCGGTGGGCGGGTGGAATGCTCGAGACGCTCTCGACAGCATGAAACCTTCCGATGCGGTTATTCTGGATAATTGGTTCCCGAGGCAGTCGGATGTCGTATCCCGCAACGGATACACGCTGCATTGCAATACCGCAGAGGGAAGTTTCTCCGTTCAGACATTGGCAGAGTGGAAGGCAACAACAAGCCGGAAACTCATCGCCGGGGTGAATGGGAAACTTATTGATGTTTCCACATCAACCCCGTCAACCATCGGAACTGGTTTTAGCCAGAACCGCTGGAAGTGGGTAAACTTCTCCGAGCGCCTGTTCCTCGTAAACGGAACCGACGCCCCGCAGGATTATGATGGGTCAACGCTCACCTCCACTGCATGGAGTGGGGTTGGTCTTACCATTGCCAATCTCTCCGACGTTACCGTGTTCAAGGAGCGTCTGTTCTTCATTGAAAAGAACACGCTTAACTTCTGGTATGCAGGGTTACAGTCAATCACCGGAACGCTGACCAAGTTCCCCCTGAAGTATACGGGGTCCTTCGGTGGTGTGCTCAAGGCAATTGGTACTATTACCAGTGACGGTGGTACGGGTCAGGACGATCTGATCGCCTTCTTCCTGAGTTCGGGTGAGGTGATTATCTACCAAGGCTCTGACCCGGGATCTTCTACCGATTGGGCGCGGGTGGGAACGTTTTACCTCGGCCCTCCGATTGGTAACTCCAGCCTTGTTCAGTTTGGTTCCGACCTGATTGCAATTACGGACGGGGCTTACACTCCCCTGACCAAGGTTCTCCCGTTTGGGCGAACTCAGCCATCCACCCTCGACCTCTCGGACAAGATCAGCCTCGCGGTATCCGAGGCCATGCGCCTCTACCGGGATAACACGGGGTGGCAGGCAATCTTCTACCCCCGTGGCCGAATGCTGATCTTCAACGTGCCAAGGTCAACCAGTGCGTTTGACCAGCATGTGATGAACACGGACACCCAATCCTGGTGCAAGTTCACGGGTTGGAATTTTCCCATCTTCGCCCTGTTTGAAGATGACCTGTACGCGGGTGGTACGGATGGGAAGATCTATAAGTGCAATGACGGGTATTCGGATAACGGAACCGCCATCGTATCGGACGCTCAGACTGCATGGAATTTCTTCGGGTCTTCGGATCGGCTGAAGAACTTCACCATGGCGCGTGTTATCTTTGCCTGTGTAAGCGATCCAGGCGCTTTGATTTCAATCGGGACGGACTTTGATATCTCCGTTCCAACTTCATCCGTCTCAACTTCCGCTGTTGCAAGCGGTGGTATCTGGGACGAGGCCATATGGGATGTAGATGTATGGGGCGGAGCGACCCAGTCGGTAAAAGGATGGCAAGGCGTGAACGGGATGGGTTACTCAGCTTCCATGAGGTTGCGAGTGTCCCTGTCAGCCCAAAGCGTAAGCTGGAGGTCCTCAAGCATGGTGATGAAACCAGCCGGCCTCGTTTAAGCCTCATCTTCAATAAAGACCGGGAGATTGCAGAATTCGTGATCTCCCTCCTCCCCCAGAAGATGGGAGTGGAAGAATTCGGCCCCTTCACAACGATTGGCATATCCGAGGGGGATAAGCTCATAGCGGGGGCGGTCTATCACCGCTGGCGTCAGTTTGACTGCGAACTGACGTTCGCTGCCTCAAGTCCCAAGTGGTGCAGGAAGGGAGTTCTCAAGGCCCTCTTTCACTATCCGTTCGTCCAACAGGGGCTGGAGCGGATGACACTCATCATCGGGGAGAATAACCCCCGAGCCATCAAACTAAACACGGGCCTTGGCTTCAGGATCGAAGGCAGGGCGCGCAAGGCGTATGACGGAAAGCATGATGCGTTCGTTCTCGGGATGCTGAAGGACGAGTGCAAGTGGATCAAGGAGATCAAAGTTGGGTAAGTCGAGCGGTAGCGCTCCTGCAGCGCCAGATCCAGTCAAGACCAGTCAGGCGCAGGCGGATGCGTACATCAAGTCTGCCAAGGAAAGCTCCAAGCTAAACAACCTCGCTCAATACACGCCCTACGGCAACATCACGTTCGACAAGGATACCGAGGGCGTTCCCATTGCGCAGAGGGTTAGCCTCTCTCCCCAGCAGCAAGCCGCGTTCGACGCCCAGACCCAACTTCAGGGGACACTGAGCAATGCCGCAGCCCAGCTAGCGGGTTCAGTCCCTACAGGACCATTCGGCCTCCCCACCAATCTCCCCGGCTATACGACTGGTTTGGACATGAATGGGGCCCCAGACTACATGTACGGGCTGAACATGGCGAATGTTCCCAACGCTCCAGGCTCGGGTGACTTTTCAGCGGACCGAGATAGCTACCAGAGCGCCATGTTCGAGCGCGGCATGAGCCTGATGCGTCCCGAGTTTGAAAGCCAGCAGAGATCCACTCAGCAGATGCTTGCCAATCGGGGTCTTCCCATCACGGGTGAAGCCTATAACGGTGAAATGGATCGTCTCAACCGCTCGCAATACGAACAGATGGCGCGGTTGTCTGCGGATGCTCTGAGCGCGGGTTCTCAGGAACAATCCCGTATGTATGGATTGGGAACCGATGCACGGGCACGTGCCATTGCCGAGCAACTCCAGCAAGGACAGATCCAGCAATCAGCGCGACAGGGCATAATCTCGGAAGAGCTGCAGAACGCCCAGCTTGCCCAGAACGCACGTCAGGCAATGACCAATGAGGCATTGCTCCAGTACAACGCCCCCGCTCAGGGAGTTGCTACTCTTCTTGGAGCGAGCCCCAAGACCCCGACTGTGCAGGGTGGGAATATCTATACGCAGGGAGTTCAGGCCCCGGACGTTCAGGGCAATATCTGGAACTCGTATAACGCGCAGTTGCAGTCTTACAACCAGCGTCAGCAGCAGAACAATTCGATGTGGTCGGGGATTGGTTCGATTGCGGGTTCGCTTGGTGCCGCTCTTCTTGGGTCGGATAAAAACAAAAAGCAAAACATCCGTCCAGCGGACAAGATTTTGGATCGCGTCGAGAAAATCCCGATCAAATCTTGGCAATACAAGGATGGCAACCAGTACAGCGACAACGGCCAGAAGCATGTCGGCCCGATGGCCCAAGACTTCAAGGGGTTCTTCGGGCTTGGGGATGGCACAACCATTCCGGCAGTTGACGCATTTGGCGTGAACATGGCCGCGACGCAGCAACTGGCGAAGAAGGTTCGCAAACTGGAGAGCAGGCGCAATGCCTAAAGTCCAAGGTTCATATCAGGGGTTCACATCCCAACCTCAGTTCCCGACCTATCAGACGGCGGGAATGTTGCAACCATCCGTAACCCCACCCGTAACTCCTCCGGTCACGCCCCCCGTAACTCCGCCTGTAACCCCTCCGGTTACACCCCCGCCTACTGATTTGGGAGGAGGAACGGGAACAGTTGTAACGCCCCCTGTAGTCCAGAACCCAACCGTACCATTCGTTCCCCAAGAGCGGGAACGCCTTGTAACTGCACTCATGAGATCGAGGATCGAGGAATAGAATATGGCCCCACTACTTCCAAATACGGGACGCCCTCAAGTGCTCCCCGCCAATCCCATGCAGGACACCATGATGCGCCCGGGCATGATGCCCGTTCAGTCCAACCCAAAGAACGTTCCCATGGGCCCGCAGGTCCAGCCGAATGTCCTTGGTACAGGTGGCACGGCAATTAACCCCGTAGACCGTGGAGACGGGAAGGCCCCTCCGGTCATGCAGTACCAGCCCCCAGCGCCTCAGCCTGCGCCCGGTGGCGCTCCGGGGGTATCTCCGGGTCGTACAGCACTCATTCGCTCTGTAATGGCCCGTGCGGGTCAGCCAAAGGGTGGAATGGGTCAGCCGCAGGTAGGTAGGCCGATGCCCCAGATGGCAAAGCCACGCGCCCCCATTTTCAAGCCGCCAGGAGGTTAGTCCCCTATGTCATTCTACAACAACAACCAGCAAGCGCAGTTGATGGCGCAGATGTTCCAGAACCCGCAGGGTGGGGGAATGCCCGCCCCGCAGCCGGGACAGGGCGGGGTAGGTTCGGGAATGAACCTCGGCCCGTCGTTCGGTGGCCCTGAGGGTGCGCCGGGCGTTCAGAATATGCCGTTCTCGGGTGCCCAGCCTGATTTCTCCATGTCTCCGTTCCAGCCGGGTTCGCCTACGGGTATTCAGGACCTTGGTCCAACAGCAGGTATGCCCGCCCCGCAGATTGAGCCCATGGCCTATCAGGAGCAGGACGGGTTCGGTCAGGGTTTCTCCCGCGGCTTTGGCAAGCCTGACATGAAGGCGGGTGCGCCCGCCGATACGGGCCAGGTGCCGACCCCACGTCAGAAGCCCAACATGGGAAATGGTGCAATGGATCCGGGTATTGGTGTGAAGGCCGGAATGGCCCAGCCCCAGAGCGGCAACCCGGAAGATGATCGAAAGCGCCAAGTCCTGATTGAAGCGATTATGCGTAAGGCATTTGGAGGTATGGGATGAGCAAGAAGAAAGAAGAAGGCCGGGACGTGTTTGAAACCGTTTCGGATTATCTCACCAACACTGCAATTGGCGCTGCAAGTGGTGTGGCCGCGTTGCGCGGGGCTCACAGGCTTGACAAGTTTTTGAAGAAGAGAAGCCCGAAGCGGGAAATCACAACCCACCCAAAGGGTGACGCGCAGGTTCGTCGCGAACTCACACAATTGGGTGCTCTTGGTGGTGGCGGCATCGGCTTGTTTTCGACCCGGCTTGGTAAGCAGGTTGAAGACATGGAAGGCAAGCGCCGCAAGTAATCAGGAACATACCTAAATGGTCGTCACGTGGCAGAACAATCCATTCCTCCAGCCGCAGCGTCCTCCGGGGTTCGTATCCCCTGAAGACTTCGGGAATGAACAGCCCCCCATGTTTCCAAACGGAACCGTGGGCGGAGTGGGAAGTCCGGACCAACCTGCTCAGGTTGCGCCCATGTTCACGCCCGTGGATATCAACGGGGGCGGTATGTTCGGGGAAGGTGGCCAATCCCCGACCGGACAGCCTGAAGGTGAGCCGGGAGACTTCCCCTCTGCATCCTCCATCGAGCGGCGGCGCAAACTTGCCGAGGCTCTGATGGGCAAGCAGCAGGAAGTCAACCATCCAATGCAGGCGGTTGCCAATGCGGTGTCGCAGATCGCAGGCGCATGGATGGACAAGCGCGCGGATGAGGATCAGGCGAAGATTGAAGAGCGCCGGCGCAAGGTTGTTCAGGGCGGGTTCGAAACCTCCGGCGGTGACTTTGACAAGATGATGGATGACTGGATGAAATCCGGCGATCCTGAGCTTGTCGATAAGGCCCTAGACTACAGACTGCGAAAGGCCGCTGCAGCTGCGGATGGCGGTAACGCCCCCACCACGCGCAACTTCTACGAAGGAAACGCGGTGGTAACCAAGCAGTGGAATCCTGAAACAAAGACGTGGGAGACGGTGGGCGCTCCCTCGCCAAGGTGGAAGGGAGAGGGTTCAGGTGGCGGAGCGCAAGACCCTAATTGGGACGCTGATGGCGTTGATGTGCCGGCTGGTGAACCAGATCCGACAGTTCCTGGAACACCTGCGAGCGCGCCGGTAGATCCAAGTGAGAGGTCCTTCAAGACGCCCGGCCCGATTGGCAAGCGCGGGTTGCAGCAGGGCCCAACCATTGAAGGCCCAGATGGTCAGCCAATATCGACCGTGTTCAATCCAAATGATGGTCAGCTTTATTACCAGACGCCGGATGGGCTCTATAAGCGTGCCGGTGGAAAGGCCCCCGCTCCAAAGCAGATGACACCGACGCAGTACGTCAAGCTGCAGCAGGACTACCAAAACGAAATCAACGGTATGGATGCGTTGAACGAGTACTTTGCGACAGTGAAGGATCTCCCGACAGGCATCAATCGCTGGGCTCTTGATGTAACCTCAAAGGCCAAGCAGATCGCATTTGGTGGCAAAACCCTCACTCCGGCAGAGTTCAACATGCTCTCTGCTGACAATCAGGTGCAGGCACTGCTCGGTCTGTTCCGCACTACGATTGTTGGTCCCGGCGTCATGACTGAATACGATGCCGTTCGCGTTCTGAAAGCCTTGGGTGGAGATCCTGGCTCTGCGCTTCAGAATCCAGAGGTGATGAGGAAAATCCTAGGTGACCTGTACCAGCGCAAACAGCGTCAGGCGCAGATTTACTACAACGAGTTAGTGCGCCAAGCCCGGGCCAGAGGTGAGACGCCTCCGCCGTTTGGGGCTCCAATAACGCTGGGCGGCGAGATGCCTGATGAGGAGGGCGGTGCGCCCGGGAAACCATCATCCCCATCTGCGCCTTCAGGTCCAAAGCCCAAAGTGGTTTTACCACCGAAGGAAAAGCGCATCATTGGAAAGACTGAGTACAAGGCCCCCGATGGAAACACCTTCGTCTGGGGTCGTGATTCCTCTGGCAAGGTAGGATGGATGCCCAAGTAATGCCCTACATCGTCACGAAAGAACAAAAAGCAGCCAATGCACGCCGGACGGCAAAAGCCATGTCCGATGATGAGCTTATCAAATCAACCGCCCTATCTGATGAAGATATTGCGGGGCCGGATTCCGAGGTCTTGGTTGATGACCGAGATTGGAACGAGCAAGCGCAGGGTTACATCCTGAATGGGTTGGACAACGCTCTGTTTGGATTTGGAGATGAGGCAGTTGCGGCAGGCGGCGCACTCTTTGGTCAAGACTATGACAAGGCGCTTGCGGATGTTGAGAAGAAGCACCAGCGCTATCGCGAAATGGAAGACGATTGGTCCTATGGGAACATAGCGTCTGGTGGCGCAGGCTTTGTAGCGGGAACCCCCCTCTTCACCGGGCTCTACAAGGGCGCACAAGGCGTTATCCGTGGTGCACTTGCTGCGCT